CTGCACGACCGCTACCTGCAGTCGATCTTCCGCACCGATGTCTTCCCGGTGCGCCCCTTCTGGATCTGGAACCCGATGGACGAGACGTGGCGGCGCACGGAGTTCGTGCAAGCCGCCGCCTCAGATCTCTCCGAGACAACGGAGTCGGGGACCAAGCGGATCTTCCGCAAGGTGTACACGATCCAGATGATGGCCGAGATCCCGCAGGATCGCATCCTCGACTCCTGGGCCTACAAGGCTCTCCGGGTGCTCATCCCGGTGGTGGATCGGGACATGTTCGATCAGTACTACAACACCATCATCAAGGGTCACTCGACTCCTCTGGAGACGTTCACGCAATCACAGCGTGATGCCCAGGGCGAGTACTTCCACATCGTCCACGAAGGGGAAGAAGTCCCCCAACCAATCTAGGGATACTGCCGCCTGGCTCGTAGCACTCGTCGTCGCACTCTGTCGTCATCACGTATCGCAGAAGGAGCGACATGCCCATCACCTACAGACGGCCAGGCGTATACCTGGAAGAGAGCCTGCTGGTCAGCCCATCCGACACGGCATCGACGTTCACCGTCGCCTGCTTCGTCGGGGTTGCCGAGAAGGGTCCGATCAACGACCCCCAACGAATCGATTCGTGGTCTGACTACGTGACGATCTTCGGTGGGTTCTCTCCAATCACCCCACCCGCTGCCATCGACCCCAACGATGTCACCGCACGACTGACCGCTCCGATCCCGGCCAACCTCGCCGCGATCAAGGCCAACGCCACGTACGGCGACGGCAAGTACGCCACCCCGTACTCCGGGGCTGCGTTCACGGCCGGTCAGTACGTCACCCTGACGGACGGTTCGTTCGCCAACTTCACGCCGCACACTGCGGCTGGTGTGTGGGTGGCGGGCAAGTTCGCCGGTACCGGCGCACCGATCCCGCCGATCACGAAGGTGCAGTCATACCTGCCTTTCAGCGTCTACTCGTACTTCCAGTCTGGCGGGCGCGCCTGCTGGGTGATCCGTGCTGCTCCGACCGTGGTCGGTCAGCAGGGAACGAAGGCGACGATCACCGTCAACGGTGGTGACGCTGCCGAGTCCCCGTTGGCAGCCTTCAAGATCAACGCCCTGTCGGCTGGTACCTGGGGCAACCGGATCAAGTACAACCTGGCCACGCAGTCCACGGTGGGCGTTGCACCCAACGCCGACAACGTGTTCGCCCTGCAGGTCATCATCACCAACTCCGAGGGCTACGACGAAGTGGTCGAGACGTTCTCGGGGCTGACGATCAAGGGTGAGATCCCCGGCACTCGGCGTGTGGACACGGTGATCAACGACCCGGCGTCTGGCTCCCAGTACATCCGGATCACCGACTCCAACGACATCCAGGGACAACCCGTTGCCACCTCGACGGCCGTCGCCCTGACTGGTGGCATCGATCCCGGCATCCCGGACGCCTCGGCACTGACCTCGGCCACCTCGCAAGTGGTCAAGATCGAAGGCCCGGTCACGGTCAACATCGTCGGCTATCACAACGACATCGCCAAGATCAACAGCGATCAGACGGCCACCACCTACGTGTCGGCCACCGTGCCTTCGACGGTGTTCACCGACCGCCAGGACGTGTTCGTGGTCAACGACTCGGCCCCGCCCCGGATCCCCAACCAGACCTCGGCGGGCTACAAGACGACGATTGCGACCACCCTGGCGACCAACACGGGTGATAGCTACTCGGCGTCGTACGGCCCGTGGATCCTGATCCCCCATCCCCAGCGGATGGGCGACGTGGTGGCCATCCCACCGGGTGGTGCGGTGATGGGCGTCCATGCCCGTGTCGATGCAACGGTCGGCGTGTTCCGCGCCCCGGCTGGTGTCATCGCCACGATCTCCAACGCTGTCGGCGTGCAGACCAAGTTCACCGACACCGAACTGGGCGACCTCAACAGCCAGAACGTCAACGTCATCCGCTCCGTGGTGGGAGCGGGCATCTGCGTGATGGGCGCACGGACTCGCAAGACCTACGGGGTGGACCGCTACATCAGCGCCCGCCGCACCTTGATCTACATCAAGGAAGTCCTGCGCCGCACGACCCAGTTCGCGGTCTTCGAGAACAACGACCAGCGCCTGTGGAGCAGCCTGACGATGGCGGCGGATCGCATCCTCCGTCCGTTGTGGGAGGCCGGTGGCCTCAAGGGGGCCAACACCAACGAGGCGTACTACATCCGTTGTGACGACACCATCAACTCTCCATCAGTCATCGCCGCTGGCGAAGTCCGCATGGAGGTCGGGGTCGCTCTGCAGTACCCCGCCGAATTCGTGATCATCCGGATCACCCAGTACGACCGCGGCACGTTCTCGTCCGAAGTCGTCCCGGCAGCGTAGGCAGGAAGGAGTAACACATGCCCACAGTGCCAAGCATTGCGGAACGGACTCGACTTCGTGCCGATCCCGTCCGCAACTTCAAGTATCAAGTCCAACTCTTCCACTCGTCAGCAGCGATGATGACGCAGATCGCAGAGATGGGCTTCATGACGGTGGAGGGGATCTCCATGAACACGGAGATGGTTCCATACCGCGAAGGCGGCTGGAATACCAACCCACACAAGCTCCCCGGACAGACAGATTTCGCCCCCCTCACTATGAGTGCGGGAGTCTTCTATACAAAGCCAGGTATGTGGAATCTCGCCAAGCAGATGTTCTCGGTCCAGTGGGGCCAGGGGACCATCGGCTTCGGGGAGGAGTTCCGCTTCGACATGGCGGTGCGCATCCTCGACCACCCGGTGACGGACGGGCCAGCCTCTGGTTCGACCAAGGACACCTCGGGGTCGGTGCTCGCCTTCGCCTTCTACAACTGCTGGGCTGCCAGCGTCGGGTTCAACGGCCTCAATGCCATGGACAACTCGGTGCTGATCCACCAGATGACGGTCCACCACGAAGGCTTCGACGTGTTCTTCGGCAACGACGACGCTGCCAACCTGCGCAGCGGTGTGGCCCGCCCGCAGGGCTTCTGACCAACCAATTGTGATACTGGAGTATGAATCGTGACCGACGTTGATGACCTCTTCACGTCTGAACAACTAGTCCAAGACAAGCAGTCGAAGCTCGCAGCCGCCAAGGACGCCATCGCGGGTCCGGTGCCTCTCATTCCAGAGGCACCGGATACCACGATCATCCTTCCCCGTGGCCTGTACGTGAGCGGAACCTTCAAGAAGCAAGCCTCCTTCCGGGAGTTGAACGGATCCGACGAGGAGGTACTCGCTCGGACCAAGGACGGCAACGACCTGTTCGATCAGGTCATCGCCCTCGGCACCGTCAGCATCGATGACTTCGACATCCAGTCGCTGCCGATCCCGGAACGGCAGACCTGGTTGCGGATGCTGCTGATCGGAGAGCGCGAGCAACTCTTCTTGGGCATCGTCACCGCGACGTTCGGGGAGTCCAAGACGATCTCGTTCACCTGTTCGATGTGCCGGGAGCGCCAGGATGTCGAACTGCTGCTGACCGAGGACTTCAAGCCGAAGGAGATCGACCCGGCCAAGTCCCTCGACGTGTTCGACTACCGGACGGTCAAGGGGGCCGACCTCGTCGTCAGGTTGGTGACAGGTGAAGACCAACGCGAGGCGTTCGGGCGCAAGGGCGCCACGGTCGCTGAGCAGAACACGATCATCCTGTCTCGGGTGATCACCAAGCTCAACGGAGGGATGGTGGCCGACCCCATGGGGTTTGCCCGCTCGCTCTCCATGAAGGATCGGAGCGCCCTGCTGGCTGACCTCGTCAGTCGGCAGCCGTCTATTGACTTGGGGGTGACCACCACGTGCGCTGTGTGCCAGGCCGAACAACTCCTGAACCTCGGCTGGGGGGACATCTTTCGCCCCTGACATACAGAGCTTGTACCTCAACTACGACGTTATCTCAACGTTCTACCCAGGCTGGACCCTGAACGAGGTCCGTGGGTTGAACGCACGCGAACGCAAGTACTGGCTGAAGATGGGCAACTGGAAGATGGAGAAGCGGCGTGTCTGATGACACCCCAGGGCATGAACCGCCTGCGGCAGGGAGATCTCTGGTCCCGGCCGTCTCTTCTGCTGTCCACATGGACCTGCCGGGGCTGTCCTCGGCGGCAGGACAGATCAACGAGGTCACCAGCGCACTCGGTGGGCTGACCGCAGCACTGCGCACCCTCGGGTCGAGCAAGTACATGCTCACCAACCCGATCAACACGATGTTCGCAGAAATCGCGCAGAGCGCTTCTGCTGCGACATCCGCTGTTACCGGTGTATCAGGTGCTCTCGGTGGAGTACACGGTGGCGGTGGCGGTGGCGGCGGCGGTGGTTCGGGATGGGCTGCCGCCGCCACCGCTTCGGCCTCGGCGGCTATCGCTGCGGCCGGTCCACAGATCGCGCTAGGCGGCGGCAACAACCCCAACAACCCACCACCAGGAGGTGGAGGGGGCGGTGGAGGTGGCGGCGGTGGCGGTGGTGTGCCTCCTGTCGGTGTCGATCTCACCGGCTCCATGGTCGGCCTCGGTGGCACGACCGAAGAGGCCACCGACAGTTTCCTGAAGAACCTGGCGATGTTCCCGTTGCGCTTCATGCGCTCCCAGTTGGAGACGAACCGCCAGACGGCGCTGACATCCAGTGCGGCGATGAGCCGTCAGGCCTTCGCCACCAACACCGAGATGGGTGGGGCGAACGGGATCCTCAGCCAGATGGCCGACATCCCCGGCAAGATCCAGGGAACCATCTCGGACCTGCTCTCGCTCTACTCAGGATCTTCCGGCTACGGAGCGCAGTACAACTGGCAGGGCACCGAAGAGGGCAACGCTCCCCGTGCTGCGGGCTTCTTCGCAGGCGTGCGCGAAGCGCAGATGATCACGCCTGGTACCCCGGTGGCGCAGATCGCCGGGACCATAGGTGGGTTTGCCTCCAACACCAAGGCCCAGCAGCAAGCTCAGATGACCACGGGTGGCGCCTTCGGCATGATCAAGCAGGGCGGTGGCCAGAAGTCACTGTCCGAGTGGGCCGAGTCCGTCATGCGCTGGTTGGAGGGTCTGCGTACCGGTGGCACCGGAGGCCAGGGCTTCAGCCACGGCGAGTTGCTGGCCCAGTACTTCCCCGGATCGAACATCGACGCCTGGTTCGAACTGAACGGCGTGCCCCAGGAGATGCGCGAGTACTGGTGGAGCTACGCCCTCAAGAAGACGGCAGGCACCAAGAAGACCACCGACGCCAAGATCGAGATCCAGCCGCAGAACGACGTGCTGTGGAACCGCCTCCAGGCGACCACTGCTATGACAACGGGCCAGTTCGACCTGGCCAGCCTGATGTCAGGTGCCTACTCCAACAAGGAGCAGGCCAACCAGTGGTTCAACCAGACGTTCTCGGACTTCCTCACCCAACTGCTCCCCGGCGCGATGGGCAGCGGCAACCTCAACTTCATGCAGTTCCTGCCCGACACCGTCGAGCAGTTGATGATGCAGTTCTTGGAGCGCTCCGGTACCGGTGGGGCGCTGGCTGGTGGAGTACTGGGCTACGGCGGGCTGTTCGGTGGTGGCACTGACATAACGGCTGATGTATTGGATCCCAGCCAACCTGGCGGCGGCATCATGCCGAACCCGCCCCCTTCGACCAGCAACATTAACGTACCGAACGCACAAACTCCGCAGGAGGCGGGCGCTGGTGGTCCGGACAGCTTGCGGAGGTGGATGCTGGCAGAGGTAGCAAAACATGACCTGTCTGACAGCGAGAAGGCGGCGTCGCTGAACTATGCGATAGCGCACCAAGATCCCAATGTCAGTACGCAGGCCACTGAGTGGCAACAGCTTGCCCAGGACATCGCTACCACCGACGACTTCCCCACCGGAGACATTGGTGACATGTACACCGATACCGGTGGTACAGGGGTAGCCGGTCTGCATCCGGACATGCGCCGCAAGGTTGGCGACATGCTGGCTGCCAACCCCAGGCTGAAGGTCAACTCCGGTCTGCGTGACAACGCCATGCAGCAGCGGCTCAAGAAGCGTGGTGTCGGCAAGGTGTCGGGCAAGCCCTCGGCGCACACCCGTGGGATGGCAGCCGACCTCGGCCCGTCCAGCGAGTACGGATGGATCCAGGCCAACGCCTCCAAGTTCGGCCTGCACTCCGGTGCCAACATGGGCGAGCCGTGGCACGTCGGCATGGGCGATCCTGAGTCGGGTATCGGAGACTTCCTGGAGGAGTTCGCCAAGGACTTCCTGGGCGTGTTCGACATCGGCAAAGACCTGAAGACGATGATCGCTGGTCGTGGTCCGGATGAGCAGATCCCGGCCATTGCTGGCCTCGTCACCACGCTGCTGAACATGATGCAGGGTGCGATTGTCAGTGACGACGCGACTGCCGCCACGAACGCTGCCGGTCTGGCACCGATCAACGTCTACGAGAAGTTCCTCAACTACTCCAGGACTCACGGTATCTCAACAGGCGGGCAAGCCAACACCAGTGTGATCTCGTCTCCTGCCTACGGCTCCACCGAGTGGTACCGGCAGAACGCAGGCAGTGGTCTGAACCCCTTTGGGTCTGCGGGCGCTTACGACCCCACCACCACTACCCCCTACGGTGCGACGCTTCCTAATGGTGCCATCAGTAGCGGTGGTTCGGCCGGTACCGATGCAGCAGGTATGCAGGCAGCCCGTGCCTTACACAACGCTGGGTTCACGGGAGACGCCTTGGTGAAGGCCACCGGTATCGCCGGTCGTGAGTCATCGTGGAGGCCTGATGCTGCGAACCCCAACGGCGAAGACAAGGGGTTGATGCAGATCAACAGGAAGGCCCACAGGGACCGGATCGCCTCCATGGGCTACTCCGCTAATGATCTGCTGGACATCCAGAAGAACGCCAACGTCGCCTATGACATCTACCACGACTCGGGCAACTTCATGACGTGGAACTTCAGCAAGCAGAGCGCTTACTGGGGCTTGCCCCTCCGTCCTGGTTGGGCCAACTCCGACAACACCGACAACAGGACTCACAGCATCCACGGCGGGTTCGCCAGCCCCTTCGAAAGCACCGATCAGACCAGGGCGGCGAAGCTCGTTGCCCAGGCAGGACTGGGCGATCTCGACTACGGAGCGGAGATTACACCGGTATCACAAGAGACACGGCCCTTCACCCTGGGTGATACCGGATCGTCGGCCCACTACTACTCGTCGGCGGTGGACCAACACACGAACAGCAACTCGCTGGTGTTCAACAACACGTTCCAGATCAGCGGCGGCAACAGCGGCCAACAGGGCGGCATCGACATGCGCCGCACCGTGACGATGATCGCTGACCACCTTGAGGACGAGATGCGCACCCGGATGCTGAGGAACAACTGATGGCGTACCAGTACAACATCAAGAACGCCTTCCGACCTTCCGGCCTGGCCACCAAGCCGTACGGGTGGACGACAGCACCGGCCTACAACCGTGCCGACATCCCTACAGCGTTCATGCCGGGTACTGGGATGACCCAGGATCAACTGCAGCAGAACTTCGCCTATGAGTGGTTTCAATCAGGCGACATCGTCACCGGGAACCGATCCAACCCGCCATTCGCCAGCGGTGCGGCCGGTCGGCTGCACCCATCGCTGGCCCTGACCGACTCCAGTGTGGGAGGTGTCCACTACCCGGCACGGATCTTGCGGGGGTACATCCGCAGAGCACAGCGTGAGACGGGCAAGCCCATGTCCGAGGCTCGGCTCTACTTCATGTACAACCCGGAGATCATCTCCAGGGACTACGTGTCGTACCTGGACCAGGGTGCGCTGGACCCGTTCAACACCGTGTACCAGTCGGGCAACCTGGTGGCCCCGCCCAGCATCCTGGACTTCTCCTTCGAACTGTTCTTCGACCGCCAGGAAGAAGCAGCCGACCCCAACCACCCCGGTGTCTTCGTGGACTACCAGTTCTTCGACATGGTGGTTCGCAACGTCTTCCCCGACCCCGCCAGCGCTCCTGCTAACACAATACCGGACAACGGCGTGATGATGGTCAACCCCCG